GGGCAAGATGATTAAGATGAACATGGGCGGCAGAGCCTGCTAAGGAAACATCATGGCACGACGTAAAGACCTAACAGCCCTTGCTGCCCTTGGCACGTTGGGCTATATGATGTCCAAGAAGGGCGACAAGAAAGACGAGAAGTCAACGACCGCTGCAGCGGAGCGCCGCATAGCTGCTGATAAAGTAGCTAGCGAAGAGCCTCTGAAAGTGGGCAGTGAATTTGGTATGGACCCAGAGGAGGCGGCTAACAGACGTACAGAACGCATGTTGACTAACCCAAACGCCAGAGAATTTGGCGAAGCCGGTACGTCTATGACGGTCAGCCCGACTAAGAAGCCCGTTGCACGCAGACCCGTTGTTAAATCACGTGCGTTGAACGAAGCGGAGCAAGCGAAGTTTCAAGAAGCTAATGAAGCCCCTTCTGGTAGTCAATATACAAGTACTAAAGATTTTATGGGCATGAACCGCCGCGACGCAAACATGAGCTACAGACGTGGTGGCGCCGTTAAGAAAATGGCTTCCGGCGGCATGACTTCTTCGTCCGCTTCTAAACGTGCTGACGGTATTGCCACTAAGGGCAAGACACGCGGCAAAATTTGTTAAGGAAATATCATGAGTCCAGCAGAAAAAGCAGCGCGGGAAGAGATGGCCGAGCGCAAAATGAACGAGGCCACCGAGAAAGCTTACTCTAAATCTTTAACCAAGACAGAGTACGCGCCTGAAAAGAAAAACCCACGCGACGCTGTTCGTGGACAAAAAGGTTATGCCGCAGGTGGTTCCGCCTCCAGCCGTGCTGATGGCTGCTGCACCAAGGGTAAAACCCGCGGGAAGATGGTGTAACCATGATAGCCAGCCGTGGCATGGGAGCTATCTCCCCCAGTAAAATGCCCAAAGGCAAGCGTAAGGCTCGTCGGGATAATACTGACTTCACGCAATACGCCGAAGGCGGCAAAGTGAACGCGGCTGGTAATTACACAAAACCTAGTCTTCGCAAGAGGATTGTGTCTCAAGTAAAAGCCGCAGCGACCCATGGCACTGGCGCAGGTCAGTGGTCAGCACGTAAAGCTCAGCTAGTTGCTAAAAAGTACAAGGCGGCTGGCGGGGGTTACCGAGATTGAAAGCGCCTCAGAAATCATTGAAGGATTGGGGCGACCAAAAATGGAGAACCAAAAGTGGTAAAAAATCTTCTGACACAGGTGAAAGATACCTTCCTTCTGCTGCGATTAAAAGTCTCAGTCCAAGTGAGTATGCTGCGACAACGCGTGCAAAACGTGCTGGCAAAAAAGCCGGAAAACAATTCGTAGCGCAACCAAAAACAATTGCGAAGAAAACTGCAGGATTTAGATAATGGCAACCACTTCTGGCGCATCAGGTTTTAATCTCCAACTCGACGAATTGGTCGAGGAGGCGTTTGAACGCGCCGGTGGTGAGCTGCGTACTGGCTATGACTTACGCACTGCTCGTCGTAGTTTGAACATCATGTTTGCAGATTGGGCCAATCGCGGTATCAATATGTGGACTATAGAGCAGGGTGAGATCACTCTTGTTCAAGGCCAGAATACGTACGCTCTACCAGACAACACGGTTGATCTAATTGAGCACGTTATCCGTACGCAGCCTAACGCAGCTAATACACAGGCTGACTTAACAATCACACGTATTAGTGTTTCTACGTACGCTACGATTCCCAACAAGATTCAGCAAGCCAGACCAATTCAAGTCTGGATTCAACGATATAACGGCCAGAATTCTCCTATTGCTGCAACGCTCACAACAACGATTACGGCTACTAGCACATCAGTTGTGTTGAACGATGTAACAGGCTTGCCAGCAACTGGTTTCATTAAGATTGATGATGAGATCATCAACTACGGCTACATCACGCAAAACACAAACGCCAAGTCCGGCACACTGTTTAACTGCTCCCGTGGTCAGCAAGATACGATTGCTGTGGGTCATACCGCTGCCGCCGCTGTGTACTGGGCGCAGGTTCCAGCTATTACAGTTTGGCCAACTCCTGATGGGTCACAGCAGTACACGTTTGTTTACTGGCGCTTACGCCGCACGCAAGACGCGGGTGGTGGTGTGAACGTGATGGACGTGCCGTTTAGATTTATCCCCTGCTTAGCTGCTGGCCTTGCGTACTATTTGGCGTTGAAGATCGCTGGTGGCGCTGAGCGTTTGCCGGTCTTGAAACAGCAGTATGACGATGCTTGGGAATTGGCTGCAACCGAAGACCGCGAGAAGGCGGCCATTCGCTTTGTACCTAGACAACAGTTTATTGGTGGTGGCACTTAATGGGCAATAGGTTTGCTTCTGGTAAGAACAGTATCGCCATGTGCGATCGCTGTGGCCAGCAGTACAAATTAAAATTGCTTCGTAAAGAGATCATCAAGACAAAGAACTACGACTTGTTGGTTTGCCCTGAGTGTTGGGATCCCGATCAGCCGCAGTTGCAGTTAGGTATGTATCCAGTGGATGATCCACAAGCTGTGCGTAATCCTCGTAATGATTCAACTTACATTGCAGCGGGCATAAACACTGCTGGCAACCCGACTGGTGGTTCTCGGGATATTCAATGGGGTTGGGCACCGGTAGGCGGGGCCAGTAATTTTGATACAGAGTTAACGCCAAACTACTTGGTGGCAACGGCATTTGTTGGTACAGTTACGGTAACAGTTACTTAAAGGAGTCTAGTATGGACAAGAAAGATTTAGCTCAAGACAAGAAGATGATTAAGTCTGCTGTCGGTAAGCACGAGAAGAATATGCACCCCGGCAAGAAGCCTACAAAGCTTAAAGCTGGTGGCCCTACAACCGATGACCGTATGCGCTTAGGACGTAACTTGTCCCGCGCCGCAAATCAGGGGAAATAACATGGCCAAATTTAGCAAAAAAGTTATGGGTAAAGAAGTTGGCGACGCCGCTACTTATGCTGCACCGCACAAAATGAATGGTAAGCCTTTGGTAATGTCGACTAACCCCGGCAAAGATTCCAGCATCAGTAGCCTTAGCACCATGAAAATGAGTGTTGGCAACTACAACAACGGCCAGAATGAAACCAAAACTTCAGGCATCAAAGTTCGCGGCACAGGTGCAGCGACTAAAGGCTTGATGGCACGAGGCCCAATGGCATGAATTACGCCGCACTCAGCGCTGCTATTCAGGCGTACACGGAGAACACGGAAGCAGATTTCGTGGCTAATATTCCTGTGTTCGTTACGCAGGCTGAGCAGCGTATTTATAACACCGTCCAGTTCCCGTCTATTCGCAAGAACGTGACGGGCGTAACCACGGTAAATAATAAATATTTGCAGTGTCCACTGGACTTCTTAGCTGTGTATTCAATGGCGATTATAAAAGCCGATGGTTCGTATGAGTATCTGCTAAACAAAGACGTTAACTTTATTCGTCAAGCGTACCCGCAACCAACAGATACTGATACTCCAAAGTACTACGCTCTGTTTGGCCCCGCTGTATCGGGTGTTACTATTTCAGACGAGTTGTCGTTTATTCTTGGCCCCACGCCAGATACATCGTACAGCGTAGAACTGCACTATTACTACTACCCTGAATCCATTACGGTGGCCGCAGATGGTCAGACATGGCTGGGCGATAACTTTGATTCTGTACTTTTGTACGGCTCTTTGGTCGAGGCTTACACCTACATGAAGGGTGAGCAAGACATGATGGCGCTGTACAACGGCAAATACCAAGAAGCGCTTGCATTGGCTAAACGTTTGGGTGATGGTATGGAGCGTCAGGATGCTTATCGTTCTGGTCAATATAGACAGGCGGTGACCTGATGGCTATTGTTCAAACCCAAACCACAAGCTTTAAAGCGCAGTTGTATCAAGGCATACACGATTTGACAACCGACGTGATTAAGATTGCTTTGTATACAGCTTCTGCAGATTTAAATGAAAACACGACTGTGTACAGTTCGACCAATGAAGTGCCCGCTACAGGTACATATTCGCTTGGCGGGGCACAGTTAACACCCATCACGGTGTCGTCCTCTGGGTACACAGCTTACGTGGGCTTCCCAAACATTTCTTGGACAGGCGCAATCACCGCAAGATGTGCTTTGATTTATAACGTTACCCAAGGTAACAAGTCTATTGCTGTGCTGGACTTTGGTTCTGACAAGACTTCTACCACCACATTTACAATTACCATGCCGGTAAATGGCCCAACCACTTCGTTAATACGTTCTTCCAACTAGGAGCTAACATGTCTTTTGATAAAATTTCAGCCGCAGATAAATGCGAAGCATCTTGCAGCTACAACACCGCCCCTGCTGATACAGCGACCATTGAAGGCCGCTACGTTGCTGTTTGCTATGACAAAGATGGCAATGTGAAGTGGGAAGACGCCATTGAGAACTTGGTCACGACTGTGGGCAAGAACCTAACTCTGGACACCATCCTTGGTAACTCAGCCGCTGGCGCAGTGGTTATGGGTCTTAAAGGTACGGGTACAGCCGTGGTTGCCGATACACAAGCATCACACGCATCTTGGTTAGAAGTTGGTTTGGCTAACGCTCCTACATACTCTGGCAACCGCAAAACCCCAGTATTCAGTGCTGCGGCTTTTGTATCCGGCACAACTTGCACAAAAGCCACTTCTTCAGCTTCCTCGTTTTCTATTACCTCAACAGGTACGGTGGCGGGATGCTTTATAAACATTGGCGGCTCTGCAACAATCGACAACACCACAGGAACGCTGTTCTCTGCCGGTGACTTTAGCAGCCCTAAAGCAGTTGTTTCAGGTGACACTATTGCAGTTTCGTACTCTTGCTCATTGACGTAAAATGGCTTACGCATGGGGCGACGGCGCTTGGGGTGATGCTGGCTGGGGAGGTATAACTGCCTTTACCGACAGCGTTTCCGAGTCCGTTGCCACAGCTACTTCTGAAGTACCTAACCATGTAATTTCCGTTAGCGTTGCAGAGTCAATTACTTCAGTCAGCGCTTGGGGTGAAGGAGCTTGGGGGGATTTAAGTTGGGGCGGGATTGGTTCGATGTCCGATTCCCAGACGGTTCAAGCCACCTTTGCTTTTGCCGTTACTGATACGGCGGCTATTAGCGAAACAAATGAGGCGGTTACAGGATATACGGCCAATGTAAGTGATACGGCGGCTACAAGTACAGTTGAGACTACAGCAGCGACTTTTGCCTTGTTGGTTGATGAGTCAGCGGCTACGGCAACGGCAGAGTTTATTGCGGCTATCTTTGCAAGAACTGTAGATGAGTCAGCGGCTACCTCGACAGAGCAGATTGTTGGAACGTTCTTTAATGCAGATGTTGATGAAACTACAGTAAGCTCGACATCAGAGACAGCGGCAACGGATTACTTTGGCCTTGTTGTAAATGAAACGACAGAGACCTCGACAACTGAGACAGGCGCGGCAACATTTGCCAAGTTCTTGGATGAATTAATTGGGACGGCTACGTCTACGGAATCAGCGGCTACGACTTACAGGCCAAGTGTTCTGGAGACAGCGGCTATTACCTCAAGCGAGTCGGTAAGAAAAACATGGGAAATAATTGATGACACACAAGACGCAAACTGGCAAAATATCGGAAATACCCAAACCGCTGGTTGGACGAACATTGCAACCACACCCTAGGAGCATTTAAATGGCAGCAGAAACAAGTAATCTAAGCCTAGTAACCCCAACGCAAGGCACGCTCTCGGGTACATGGGGCGACACGGTTAATAACGGTATTACTGAATACACAGATATTGCTATTGCCGGTACATTGACACTCAATGGCGACGGGGCGGTTACGCTTGCGAATACCATAGGCAGTGCCTCTGCTTCAAACATCGGCTCTACTACCGCGCAGTACGCGATTATTAAAGTCACCGGTACGCTGACCACAACAAAAGTTATCACGGCTCCAAGTGGCGCAAGTTACAGCAAGACCTACGTGGTGCTTAACAACGCTACAGGCGGCTCAGTCACAATCAAAGCAAGTGGCCAGACAGGTGTCACAATTGCCGTAGGCGATAAAGCTTTGGTGGCGTTCAACGGTACAGACTACGTGCGCGTAGGCGCATCGGCTGGCGGCTCTGATACACAAGTTCAGTTCAACAGTTCTGGTAACTTGGCAGGCTCTGCCAACCTGACCTTTAACGGCACTATCTTAACTGCGGCTGGTTTTTCTGGCCCATTAAATGGTTCTGTTGGTGCAACCACTCCAAGCACCGTTGTAGCCACGCAGGTTAACGTTACTGCCCAAGGCGATGTTCGCTTTGAAGATACAACAGGCGGTCAGTATGTAGCGCTTCAAGCTCCCAGCACGGTTGCTACTAATGTAACGTTTACACTTCCCGGTGTAGACGGTTCAGCTAACCAAGCCATTGTTACAGATGGTTCTGGTAATCTTTCTTTCGCGGCAGCAGGCGTATCGCAGGCTAAAGTTACCGCAATCGCAATGGTCTTCGGATTCTAAGGAGTTTTAAATGGCAAACCCAAATCTTTTCGCCGCGACCACAGCGTCAGGCACAGTAGCTTACCTAACACCCAGCGGAACCACTGCACTGGTGTTAATCAGAAACGCTGCTTCTAGCAACACCGTTTTAAAGATTAACCAGATCGTTGCGGCTAACGTGAACGGCTCTGCGGCTGTGGATACCACTGTATCTATCTACACTAACGGCGGTGTTGCCCCCGGCTCTGCGCCTTCAGGTGGAACGGCTTATCCAATCGTGTCTACAGTATCTGTTCCTGCTGATGCTTCGTTGATCGTGACCGACAAGACTACTGCTATATACCTGATGGAAGATCAATCCATTGTGGTGACTTCTGGCACAGCAAGTGGTATTACCTACACAGTCAGCTACGAAATTATTAGCTAAACGGGGAGCAGTTCATGTCCAATCGCTACAAAGGCGGGGTTATCTCTGCAACGCCGCCTACGACTACGGGTGGTGAAGAAGGCACTGCGTCTGGCGCATGGACATTAGAACAACAGATGCAGTTGCAAGCGGCTGGGTTGTGGCCTGCCCAACCGACTGGGCCTTATATTGAACAGGTGTTTAGCACGTACCTTTACACGGGCGATGCTACTGCACGTTCTATTACTAACGGTATTGATTTAGCTACTAAAGGTGGGTTGGTTTGGATTAAAAACAGAACATTTGCAGGGTCTGACCATCAGTTATTTGATACTGCTCGTGGTGCAACAAAAAGATTATTTTCAAATTTAACTGATGCTGAAGTTACAACAGCGGGAACATTGACTTCGTTTGACACAACAGGTTTCTCAATAGGTACTCAATCAAGTGTTAACTTTAATACTTACCCTCAAGTTTCATGGACATTCCGAGAGCAACCAAAGTTCTTTGATGTTGTGACTTATACGGGGAATGGAACGGCTGGTAGAACAGTAGCGCATAACCTTGGAAGTGTGCCCGGTTGCATGATTGTAAAACGTACAGATGCCTCAAATGGATGGGCTGTTTACCATCGTTCAATGAACGCATCCCCACAAGATTACATGATGCGTTTAAATGCAACAGATGCCGCATTTACAACAAGCCCATCACGTTGGAACAATACATTACCAACTGCGACAGAATTTACATTGAGTGGTAACGATGAAGTTAATGGCTCTGGCGCAACCTACGTAGCCTACCTATTCGCCCACAACGCAGGAGGCTTTGGCCTAACTGGTACAGACAATGTAATTTCGTGTGGTTCATTCACAACTGATGGCTCTGGCAATGCAACTGTGAACTTAGGCTATGAGCCTCAATGGGTTTTGATGAAGCCATCAACTACTGCCACAAGTGGAAACTGGATCATTGCAGACAATATGCGTGGTTGGACTATTGATGGTGCTGGCGGCAATGCAAACCAACAACTGTACGCAAATTCGTCAAGCGCAGAATCTGGTGGTACGCCAGCCAATCTAACTTCAACTGGGTTTAACTTTACATCCAGTTACGGCCCTTGGGCTAGTCAAACTTGGATCTACATAGCCATTCGCAGAGGCCCGATGAGAGTGCCTACGAGTGGGACTAGTGTGTTTGCGCCTGTTGCGTATAGTGGTAATAACTCATCAACAAGGCAGTTAACTTCGGGCTTCCCAATTGATTTAATTATTGGCGGTGACAGAAGTTCGCCACCGTCTAATGTGTTTGATAGATTGAGGGGCGTATCAAGCGCATCCCCCGCTTCTTACACAGCAAGCACCGCAGACGAGCAGACGAGCGTGTACGGCGTATTGGGCATGACGTATTTGCAAACCGGTGATGGAACAGTAAGGTATCAAAATTCAGCGGGTACAGATTATGTTGATTACTTCTTCCGCCGCGCTCCCAGTTTTTTTGATGAACTCTGTTATACGGGCACAGGAAGTGCGTTAACTTTATCGCACAATTTAACGGTAACTCCAGAATTTACGTTAATTAAAGAACGCACAAATGATGGAATATCTAACTGGGCTGCTAACTACAACTTTACTGCAACAACGTATGTCAGGGATATTCTCAATAGAAACGACAGCGTACCTGCTGTAGATACTTACGGCAGTGGCGGTAACAATTATGCTGCTGCTCCAACAGCAACAACAATTACAGTAGGTGCTGGATTAACGAATGCAAATGGTTCCACCTATGTGGCCTACTTATTTGCAACGTGCGCAGGGGTTTCCAAGGTAGGCAACTACACCGGGACGGGTGCTCTCCAAACCATTAACTGCGGATTTGCGGCGGGTGCCCGATTCGTTTTAATTAAGCGCACGGACAGTACAGGTGACTGGTGGGTCTACGATTCGGCCCGTGGTATTACTTCGGGCAATGATCCATATCTGTTCTGGAATAGTACATCGGCTGAAGTCACAGGCACAAACTACGTAGACACAGACGTCACAGGTTTTAAAGTAACGGCAGCAGCACCTGCTGGACTGAACGCATCTGGCGGAACCTACATTTTCCTTGCCATAGCATAAGGACAAAACATGAGCACGAAGTACCCCGGCGGGTTTATCACAAAGTCCCCAGTAGCGCCAACAACATCGGCAGCTTCTGGTATCTGGACGCTTGACCAACAACAGCAAGCTCAGAAAGCCGGTACTTGGCCCAGCCCACCTATATTCATTGAGGATTTGTTCTCGACGTATTTGTACACGGGCACAGATGCGGCTGTAACCATCAACAACGGAATTGATTTGTCCACTAAAGGCGGAATGATTTGGTGGAAATCAAGGTCAAATGTTAGCTCTAATTTAGTGCAAGACACGACGCGGGGCATCACTAAGGTTTTGCGAACAAATACAACCGATGCTGAAACTACTGAAACAGATTATGTAACTGCTACGAGCACAACCGGATTTTCTGTTGGAGCTAGTCTTTCAGTATCTCCAAGAACTTACGTAACATGGACATTTGCCAAGCAACCAAAGTTTTTTGATGTTGTGACTTACAGTGGTTCAAATTCAACCCAAACAATTAGTCATAACTTGGGTAGCGCACCGGGTTGCATTATGATTAAAAAGTTAGATTCAAATACTTTTAATGCTGGTTGGGCGGTTTATCACCGTTCGTTAACAAACCCAAATAACTACTACCTTGTTCTAAACACAGATGCCGCAGAAACAAATTATGGTGGGGCTTTTATTTCAAGTGTAAGCAGCACAACATTTACTGTTGCAGGCAATGCAGGCCAAATCAGTCTTGCTGGCAGTACATATGTAGCCTACCTATTCGCCCATGACGCAGGCGGCTTCCCTGTTTCTGGCGGTGGATCAACCAATGGTATTTCGTGTGGGTCTTATACAGGAAGTGGTGGTGTTGACACAATTACATTGGGGTATGAGCCTCAATGGATATTGATGAAAGCAACAGCAGGTATGCCATGGCGTATGTTTGACACGATGCGGGGGATGTCTTATACGGATAACGTATATTTAGACCCAAGCACATCTGATGCAGAAGTTTCGTATGGGACTAGTTATGTAAGACCAACACCAACAGGTTTTACTGTACAGCCGGGATTTTATGGTACAGGCGCGACTGTCATCTACATAGCCATCCGCCGTGGCCCAATGAAGACCCCAACTGTGGGGACGAGTGTGTTTAGCCCGAATACAACATCAGATGACGGAAATGCAATTACGACTGGGTTTCCAGTTGATATGTTTATTGAGGGGCGTCGTGCTGGAAATGCGATAAATCAAGCGCTCATGGACAGGCTGCGTGGAAACGGCTCTGTTTTGACAACATCAAGCACCGCCGCCGAAAATCCAGTTGGCGAAGGCGGTTTTGCAAGCAATACTACAATTAAGCCCGGTTTGTTTGGGGGCGGAACACCTGTAGTTGTTTGGAACTTCAGACGTGCCCCTAGCTTCTTTGATGAGGTTTGCTATACGGGGACAGGAAGTGCTACGACATTCACGCATAACTTAGGTGTTGCACCACAGTTAATGATTGTTAAACAAAGAAGTGCCGTAAGAAATTGGCCTGTGTATACGGCATCTACGGCAACTAACGAATATTTAGTTCTTAATGGTGGAGACCTACCAACGACTGCCACAACTGTTTGGAATAACACAGCGCCTACATCATCTGTATTTAGTGTAGGCACATCATCTTTAACAAACGCTAGTGCTGGAACGTATGTTGCATATCTTTTTGCAACCTGTGCAGGTGTTTCTAAAGTTGGTTCGTACACGGGAACAGGCGCATTGCAAACAATCAACTGTGGCTTTACTAGTGGCGCAAGGTTTGTTTTAATTAAACTTATTAGTTCTGGCACTAGTGGCTCAGGTGATTGGTATGTTTGGGATTCAGCCCGTGGTATTTCATCAAGCAATGACCCATATTTATTGTTAAACAGTACAAGTGCTGAACAAACAGGGACTAACTTTGTAGATACTACAAGTGTAGGTTTTCAAGTCACAGCGGCAGGTGCAACTGACATCAATGCCAGCGGTGACGTATATTTATTTCTCGCAATTGCTTAAAAGGAGCACATCATGGAAATTCGTTTACGTTCAACAGGTGAAGTTATGTATGAGAGTGAGTTCCGTACTCGCTTCGCTCAAAACTTGCCACCCCGCCCAGTAACACAAGAATGGCTTGACAGCTACATCAGTGATCCCGCTGGTGACATTGTGTTTGAAGGCCCACAAGCTACAGGCGGTACGGTATATCAGTACAGCCAACGCTCTGGCGTAGAACAGCTTGACGGCAAGTGGTACACAAAGTACATCCTCGGCCCAGTGTTTACAGACACCCCAGCCACAGAACTTCAGCCTGCCAAAACAGCCGCTGAGAACGAAGCTGCGTATAAGGCAAT